TACAAAAAATAAAAAAATTTACAAGAAGTCAAATAGCCAATTACATTGCCGAAAGATACGAATCAAAAGACGGTGTAAAAACCGATAGTTTTGGAACTTCTCTAACAGACACAATAGGTAAATCAATAGTTTCTGAATTAATAGAAAAAGATTACATAATAAAAGAATTAGATACTACGGAATCTATTTTAGCAGACACCGAAATTTATGTAAAACAACAAGAAAAAATTATTGAAATATCAAAAGAAAAAGAAGTAAATTTGCTAAGTGGAATTTCTGAGTTGAACAAATCTCTTGATATTAAGGATGATATAGTTAAAAATGCTCAGAAACAAATAAGAAACGAAAGAGTAAAAAAGAATTTTTGGAAAACAACAACAGGGATAGTAGTAATAGCAAGTGGGTATTTCTTAATAACAAAATAAAAGCAAAATGACAAAAATATCGAACAAAGAAACGGCTTATAAAATAAAATCCCCAATAAACGGAACGGATTATTTTCCAATAACTAATTCCCTAAATTTAGGTGTTGGATTAGCAAAAGGTGCTACAAAAAGTGCTGACTTTGACGGAGTTCGAGATTTTATATTGTCAGGATTAGCTCCGGAAGTAGGTGGAACACTTAAAATTACTGAAATAGAAATAGCTAGTTTAAATACCGATATTGCAACCACAGTAAATTCAATATTACCGGTTTATATCGTTTCGCAATACGAATTAGTATTTTTTAAAGTAAGTGGAATTATTTACCTATTAAAATCACAAGACCTTACAATAGGACTTGGGCAAATGCCTTTAGCTAATTCTGACTTTATTTTGTTTCCTGTTTCTGTTGGACCACAAGGAGTTCCTGGAACAAATGGAACAAATGGAACAAATGCTGTTGAAGTAAATTTACAAAAAGTAATAAATGTATTTCCTTATACTGTTTTATCCACAGACGACAAACACACTCTTTTTATAGAAAACAATTTAGCAAATGTTGTAATTAACTTTCCGACAAACTTACCTTCAAACTTTTGTGCATCTATAGTTCAGAAAGGAATTGGAGATGTAACTATAATTTCGGCAGGTACTTTATTATTTCCTTCAACTTTGCAAAACGTATTAAAAAACAGATACTCTTGGGCATTAGTAGAAAAGGAATTAGCTACTTCAACCTTTTATTTAATAGGTAATTTAAAAACGGTGTAATGATTACAAAGCACAAAAAAATATACAATCAAGACACAACAAATGTAGTTTGTACACTTAAGCTAAACGATGATTATTCTGATTGTATAGTAAAGTCAAGCGTAACTATTAATGTATTAGCAAACGATACAGGATTGGTTTCTCCTGTTGTAACAATTAGTTTAGAACCCACAAAAGGAACTGTTGTAGTTAATTTGAACAATACAGTTACTTACAGTAATGCACAAGGACTAGAGGGAGAATCTGACTTCTTTCAGTATTTGGTAACAGATGGGTTATGTGTTGCAACCGCAACTGTATTTATATTTTTACCTGACGAACTACAACCTTTACCTGTATATCAATCCGTTACTTTAAATAAAAACGTATCTCAAGGAAATGCTTGTGCTATTAATTCAGGAAATGCAGTTACTCAATATATTGACACAAGTTCATTTACTTCGGCATCTAATTTATATCAAGATATTAATGGACTTTATAATGCTTCTTATGGATATTATACAAACGGAAGCTTATACAGACTTTGGGATGGATTTGCATTTATAGGCGCAACAACAACTTGTTAAAAAAAATAAAATGGCAAATAAAATTAGAAAATTATCAATTGGTGCGGAAATAAAAGAACGATTCCATTATATTGTAGAAGAAAGTAAAGCAGTTTATAACGCTACGATAAATGGAAAACAAGACCGATTCAGTTTAGTAGCAATAGAAGAAACAGAAAATCATTTCCTTCTTTACTTAAAAAGCGGAGATGAAGTTCATCTTTGGAAGAAAGAGCCTAAAAATGAATTTACAGCAATCGAATATTTTTTAGATTAATACTATGCGTTCACCATTCAAATTTATAATATCACCAATAAATAACGAGCAATATGTTAATCAGATTGGTGGGCTAATAGTAAACACAAGCATAGAAGAAGCCGAAGATGTTCAAAGAATTGGAGAGGTAATATCTATTCCTTTTGGATATACGGGCTTTATTAAAATAGGAGATTTGGTTGTTGTTCAACATAATGTATTTAGAATAACCTTTAATGACCAAGGTGTTCCTATGCAGTCTGATAATCATATTTTAGATAATAAATTTGGTGTAATTGCTGATATTATTTATATGGTAATTAGAAACGGAGAGAAAATGTCAAGCGATAATTATATTTTTGTAGAGCCTATTGTAGAAGATGATTTTTGGACAGGAAAAAATACATTGAAAAACGAAGGAATTGCTAGATACATAAATCCAAAAATAGAAAGTCAAGGTGTTTCAAAAGGTTCAAGAATCTCTTTTGGTAACTATGGGAACTACTTATTTGAAATATTTGGAGAAAAACTATATATGATAAGGAATAAAAAAATAATGTCTGTATTAGGCTAAAAAAGACCTCTCTTAATCGGGAGGTTTTTTCATTTGTATTAATACGTATCTTTGACATTATATTTTAAATCTAAATTAAATGGTAGGATTAAGCTCAGATATTGAAATCGCTATAAAAGATTCTATTGAAGGAATGAATCTAAGTGTTAATGTTTTAAACGTTGACGATGATAAATTAGAAAAATTGATGAAGTCAAGATTAGATTCTTTTTCATCAATAAAACACATGATTAAACTTTGGCAAGAAAGTCCAAATTCTCCAAGTCAAGAAAAGCTACGTAGGTATTCAAAAGATTTAATAAAGTCAGGAGAAAACTCTATTGATGTATTAAGACAAGCATTAAGAAAAAAAATATCTTTTAGTGAATTACACGCTGAACAATATGGTGCTGCAATTAAATCTAAACCAATTATATTTCGTGCTATAACCGAAATAAACTCAGGAGTAATATCTTTAAAACTCCAATTAGATGCAGGACTATTAGACTTTAAGGAAAGAGAATTTAAACGTTCGTTTCCTGAGAAATTTGCAAATCAAGAATTTTACCCAGAAAAAGACTACCATAAAGAGTGGTATTATGAGAAAAAAGATAGCGTAATTCTTTGCCCTTTTGGAACTAAGGGTAATATGATAACGCTTGACGGACTTAACATTACATTGCCAATTCCTCCAAAAAACAAAGAAGATATTTTATTTAGCAATTTACCAATAGAAGAACAATATTGGAGAAGAATTGAATTGCCATCAGGACTAACTCTTGAGAACGAAGATATGTACTATGAGTTCATTATGAATGAATTTAGACGAAGAAGGGAAGGAATATTTTTTATGAATAAAGGAGAAGTAGTTTACCTAACTCCTGCTCATTATATGGCTTTACAGCACGTAAAAATGCTTGACGATGGTTCGTATATGGATTTTAGATACGCACAATTAAATATGTTTTACTTTACAAAAGCTTGCGTACTTGACAAAAGATGTTTGGGCGAATTTTTTGTAAAATCCCGTAGAACAGGATTTACATACCAAATTATTTGTGAGATGATAAATGACGGAACAAGTATGTCAAATTCAAAATTAGGTATAATATCTAAAACGGGAGATGATGCGCAAGAAGCATTTCTTAAAATGACTTACGGTATTCAGAATTTACCGTTCTTTTTTATTCCTGTTGTTAAAGGAAAAATAGATAGCAAAACCGAAGTTGAGTTTTCAAAGCCTTCTGATTCAACCAAAATATCAAAAAAGAAAAAAGATAACAATACAGATGATTATCTTAATACACTAATGAATTGGAAAACTACTACTGAATCCGCTTATGATGGACAAAAAATGAAACGCTTGTTAGTTGATGAAGCATCAAAGCCATTACCACCATTTTCTTTAGAAACTTATTGGGGTAGGGTATCTCCAACTGTAGAAAATGGAGGAAGAATTGTGGGTAAAATATATGTAGGAAGTACCGTAAACCCAATGAAGTCAGGTGGATTAGCTTTCTTAAAAATGTATAAAGGCTCAATTGTTTCTAAGCGAGATATACACACTAAAAGAACTGCAACAGGATTATACGCATACTTTCTTCCGGCACATCTAAATATGGAATTATTTACAGACAGATATGGTGTTTGTCATACAGTAGTTATTCCTGGTGATTATTTTATAAATGTTTATGGAGATAAAATATACGAAGGTTCAATTCAGTTTTTAGAAAACAAAAGACGTTCAAAAAGGAAACAATCTGATATTCTTTACAATGAAGAATTACGAGCTTTTCCTATGACCATAGAAGAAGCCTTTAGAGATGAAAGTAAAGGAAGTTTATTTAACTTAGAAAAGATAAACGATCAAGTTTCTTACAACGACAGCGGAAATATAGAAGACACAATAGTTCGAGGTAATTTTGAATGGGAAGGTGGAATTAAAGATACTTTAGTTGTTTGGCGACCAAGTCCAAAAGGTAGATTTTTAATATCTTGGTTACCTCCAAAGGAAATGCAAAATAAATGGATTGAAAAAAATAATATTTTTGGTGGTAGAAGTAAGCATCCTATAAACGAAGATGTAGGTTGTTTTGGAGCAGATACTTACGATATTGATTCTACAGCGGGAAGTAAATTAGAAAATACTGAAAATGGTTCTGAATATAATTTAGGTTCAAAAGGTGCAATTAGTGGAGTTACGAGTTTTTCAATGAAAAATATTCCTAGTAATTTCTTCTTTTTAGAATACATAGCAAGACCACAATCGGCAGAGATATTTTTTGAAGACGCTTTAATGTGCTGTGTCTTTTACGGAATGCCTATGTTAATAGAAAGTAATAAGGCTAGAATGCTTTACCACTTTAAAAATAGAGGGTATAGAGGATTTTCACTTAGTAGATTCGACAAAGAAACTAACAGACTTTCTCCAACAGAAAAATTGCTTGGTGGAGTGCCTTCAAATAGTGCAGACGTAATATCTATGCATGCATCTGCAATAGAAGCCTACATAAACAAATACGTTGGTTTTTATGAGCAAGGAGATGATTTATACCTAGTGCGAGAAGAAAATGAAATCGGTTCAATGCCGTTTAATAGAACTTTAAGAGATTGGGCGGGATTTAACATCGGAAAACGTACAGACTTTGATATATCTATTGCTTCGGGGTATGCATTGATGGGTGTTAACAGAAAATCATACAAGGCGCAATTACCTACAAAACAACCAATTCAATTTAAGATTAGAACGTACTAAATATAAAAAAATAGTAAATTATAAAACACTACCATTTTTTATTATCTTTGTTACAAATATTTAGTAACCAATGGATAACCAAAATAAGACTTTAGAGATTTCTCCAACTATAATGTTTCCTAGCCAATTAGATTCTTTTGAAAATAAGAAAAAGAAAGCTTGGGGATTAAGATTGGCGCAAACAATTGTTAGTGATTGGTTTTACGGAAAAAATATTACCGACAACTCAATGTCTAAGTTTTTTACACAACGTAATGAATTTATAGAACGTAGGTTGTATGCAAAAGGATTGCAATCTATGGATAAATATAAAGAATCATTTACTTCAGATGGAGATAAATCTTTCTTAAATCTTTCTACTAAGCCAATTAGTATTATTCCAAAAAATGTAAATATTATAGTTAACGGAATGTGCGACAGAGGTTATTCTATACGAGCAACCGCAATAGATGTTTTATCTACTAACGAACGAATTGCTTATAGAAGAAGAATTGAAGACGATCAAAATACTAAAGACTTTATAATTGCTGCCAAAGAAAAATTAGGAATTGATGTTGGAAATATGCCGGTTGAACAAATACCTGAATCAAAAGAGGAATTAGATTTACACATGCAATTGGAATACAAACAGTCAATAGAAATTTCAGAAGAATTAGCTATTGACCATACAATGAAAGAAAACTTTTTTGAAGAAATAATTGACAGAACTATTAAAACTGATTTAACTATTTTAGGTGTTGCATGGGTTAAGCATAAGTTTTGTAAAGAAAAAGGAATAGTTTTAGAATCGGTAAATCCAGAAAATAAAATTCAATCGTATTCAGATGATAAATATTTTAGAGATTGTTTTTATCATGGTGAATATAAAGTAGTTCCTATTAGCGAAGTTTTAGTAGAATTTCAATGGCTAAATGAAGAAGAACACGCAGAAGAAAGAAAACAATTAGAAAGTTCTGCAACTCAATGGTGGGATTATAATAGAATTACAGAAAACGAAAGGATAAAAGGAACGGTTAATTTATTGTATTTTACATACAAAACTACTCGTGATAAAGTAAAAAAAGTAATTGATACTGAAACGGGCGGAAAAGAAGTTGGCGAATTTACAGAAGGCAAAAACAAGAAAAAAGACTTTAGAAAATATAAAACTGTTACAAGAACAGAAGAGGTATTGATGGAAGGAGTACTTGTTTTAGGCACTAATATTCTTTTAAAGTGGGAACTTTCTGAGAATATGTCAAGACCTAAGTCAAACAAACAAAAAGTAATTGACCAATATATAGGAGTTGCTCCTGAGAAAGAAAAAGGCTACATAGATTCTTCAGTAGCTAGAATGATTCCAATAGAAGATAAATTAAACGTTTTAGAGTTAAAAGCCGAACAAATAATTCAAGCAATTCAACCAGACGGTTTTATTATCGATCCAGATTCAATGGCGGAATTAGACATGGGTGGTGGAAATATATTAACTGTTCAAAACCAAATGGATATGTTTTGGCAAACGGGTAGTGTTTTTGCTAGAAGTTACGGAGCTAGTGGCGATCCAATTTACTCAAAACCAATTAGCGAATTAAGAACAGGAGATTCTTTAAATAAATTACAAGCCTTACGTAACGAAAGAGAAGGCTATATGAATTTAATGCGTGATGTTGTAGGCTTAAACAAGGCTTCTGACGCATCAACTCCTGATAAAGAATCTTTAGTAGGAATACAAAAATTAGCGGCTTTAAGTAGCAATATAGCAACTAGACATATTTTAGATGGTGCTTGTTTTATGACTAAATTATTGGCTCAAGGAATTAGTTACAGACTTGCCGACTTGTTTAAATACTCAGATTTAAAAGAAGACCTTGGTAGAATAATTGGAGCAACAGCGGTAGCTGATTTAGAAGAAATTAAGTCATTACATTTATACGATTTTGGAATTCATTTAGACTTACATTTAGACCACGAAGAAAAAGCTAAATTAGAAATAGATTTATCAAACGAAATCGCAAATAAAACTTTAAGTTTTTCCGACAAATATAAAATTTTATCTATTCCTAACTTTAAGTATGCAGTAAATTACGCTTCTATTCTACGTGAGAAAAGAATGAAAGAAATAGAAAAGTCTGAGATGGCTAAAATACAAGCAAATACAGAATCACAATCTACAATATCTCAAAACGCAGAAGCTTCAAAGCAACAAACCGCTCAAATTATTGGCAATATAGAAATGCAAAAACAAGCAATGATTAATGAAGGCTTGATTGCAAAAGAAAGAATTAAGGCAGAAGAAGAAAGACTTACTTTACAAACTAAATTTAATGGAGATTATCAAATAGCCAATTTAAACGCAAGTTCTCAATCTAACAAGGTAAACATCATAGAAGACAGAAAAGATGAAAGAGGCGTTGCTGAAGCCACAAGAGATTCTAAAAAAATAAAGCAAAGACAATCTGACGGAGAACCGATTGATTTTGAATCAGAAGAGCAACAAAACAGAATTTTTGAATTAGAAGATTAATCACTAAATCATAATAAAATGGAAAAAAAAGAAACGGTAACGCAGAAGAAAGTAGCGGTAAAAAAAGTAAAAAAGGCTAAGGTAAAGAAAGAAATCCCAACAAGAGTACAATTAGTACAAGATGGAATTGATTTTAAGTCGGAAGGAAATAACATCTATTTTGATGTTAAAAAACTAAAAACAAAGTATAACTTTCTAACAAATTTTGAATTTGACGAGAAGGAATTTGAAGATGGTTTTATTGGTGTTAAACTGCAAGATTTACAGATTAAAGAATAATAAAAAAGCTCTCATAATTGGGAGCTTTTTTAATGTAATACGATAATTTAATAGCATTATGAAAGATATCTTTTAAAGAACTATTAGGGAAACAATCATTACCGCAATCGACTATCTATACCGAGATAGATTAATTCTCCTTAAAAGATGACTGTAAAGAACAAATCTAATAAAATTATACTCATAAAAACAATAATTTCTAAAAATAATATAGGAATGTCTTTTGTGATAAACTTTTTATATCTTTGTAGTTCAAAATACATTTTAAATTTAATCTAAATAGCTATGCCACAAGACGAAGAAATTCCAGAAGTAATAATTGACGAAACTAAAACTTCGACTGATGAAATAATTCAGCCTTGGAAATTAGTTGGAGAAGAATACGAATCACCTATTCAACAAGAAGTGGTTTTAGAAGAGAAGGAAGTTATAATTCCTGAAGTAGTAGAAGAAGAAGTTATAGAAAAAGAAGTTCCTTTAGTTATTGATGATAATTCAGTATTAAGTTACTTAAAGGAAAAAGGGTTTAACGCAGAAACTTTGGAGGATTTAAAACCTAAAGAAATTGCTAAATTAGATTCTGAAACTCAAAAGTATTTGGAGTATAAAAAAGATACAAATCGTTCTTACTCAGATTTTTTAGAAACACAAAAAGATTGGAGTACGGAAGAAAAAGAAGACATCTTATTGCAGAATTTAAAATTGGAAAATCCAACATTAAATACAAAGCAAATAGATAGATTATATCAAAGAGAATATGGTTATGACGCTGAGTTTGATGATGATGATGTCATTACAGACAAACAGATTAACATAGAGAAAGATTATCAAAAAGGATTGGTAAAACTAGAAGGTCAAAAAGAAAAGTACAAAGTAGTCAAAGGTTTTGACGAAACGATACCAGAAGATTTTCGTAACGCTAAAGAATTTTCAGATAACTTTCAAAAACAACAAGAAGAAAATAAAGTTGCTTATGAACAGACAGCAAGAGATTTTCAAGAAAAAACAGATGAAGTTTATTCTAAAGATTTTGAAGGTTTCAAAGTCAAAATAGGAGAAGACGAATTTACTGTTAAACCTGAAAATTTAGAATCAAGTAGAAAAAATCTGTCTGATTTAAACAATTTTAACGACAAGTTCTTTGACCAAACCGGAAAACTAAAAGATGCAAATGGATATTACAAAGCATTACACTTTGCAATGAATCCTGATAAAGTTGCCGAACATTTCATTAAAATTGGAATGTCTAAGCAATTAGAGAATGATGAAAAAGAATCTAAAAACATAACTGTTTCAGGTTCTAAAAACATTCAAACAGGAAGTCCGATAGTTAAATGGAATGTGGTAAAAGAATAAGTTATTTCTTAGTGTTGATAATGCGATAAAAAAAGGTAAAAACAACAACACAAAAAATTAAGAAACTATGGCATTACAAGCTATTCCAGGAGTACAATATACTCCATCTCCAACCAAAGTTCCTACTCCACAGAATTATATTTCTAATTCTGAGTACAACTTGCTAACTCAGTACATTCCTGAATTAGAAACTAAAATTTCCGATGGTTACGGATCACAAATGGTTACAGGTATGATTGCTGCATTAGGAAAAGAGTCTCCTTTCCAAGCAGATTTAATCAAATGGGAAGAAGAAGGTCGTCTTGACCAATTAGCAACGGGTGTTGCTCGTACAGGTAATGTATTTACAACTGCTGCTCATACTTTTAGAGAAAATGACACAATTGTAGTAAGAGATGCGGCAGGTGCTGTATTAAGAAAAGGACAAGTTACTGCGACTACAACAGGTGGATTTACTGCATTATGTGGTAATGACTTAGGTTGGACTTTAGTAGGAACTACAGGTTTAGTAGCTTATACTTTTAGCAATGAGTACGCAAAAGGTTCTGAGTTTGTTGGCGGTGGTTTAACTAGCCAAGTAAAAGAATACACTCAAAAGCCAATCATCATTAAAGAAATAATTGAAGAAAGTCGCTCAAACTTAGCTTTAAGAACATGGGTTGATACGGGTTCAGGTTTCTTATGGTACTTTAAAAATCTTGAAGACACTAAAAAACGTTTTGACAACAAAATTGAAAACCAACTTATCTTAGGGGAAAATTGGGGTGGAGATTTGGCTGCTGCTGGAGTTCAAGGTTCTGAAGGTTTATTTGCTGCCGCTGAAGAAGGAAATGTATTTGCAGGTCCTGTTGTAGATTTGAACGATAGAGATGAATTGATTGACAGATTAAACGCTCAAGGTCATATCTCTG